CGTCAACAGTTGTGTCTATATGGAAGCCGGACTCACCTGTAGCAACTAAAACCAAATCAGTGTATCTGGCATCCATACGTCAAGCGGAGGATGAACGGCACAAGCAGCAGCAGGTAGCAGTTAAGCGATCGATTGCTATGCTTAACGGTAGTGGATTTGCGACTCACCCATACCTTGAAAAGAAAGGCTTCCCCGATGAGCAGGGCAATGTGTTGTGGCATGAAGGTAAGCCAGTGCTGCTGATACCTATGCGTGTGGCAGGTAGCCTGGTTGGACTCCAGCAGATCGATGCCGATGGCGGGAAGAAATTTCTGTATGGTCAGCGCACGAACGCAGCCACGTTCACCTTTAATAATAAAGGGATGAACATAGTATGCGAGGGATACGCTACTGCATTGTCTGTACGCGCTGCGCTGAAGCAAATGAAACAACGGTATACCCTCCATGTATGCTTTTCTGCTGGCAACATGGCTAAAGTTGCTGCTGGCTTAGAGCGCGGGATTGTGATTGCGGATAATGATGCGAGTGGTACTGGACAGCAAGTAGCCCAGCAGATTGGCTGGACTACTTGGATGAGTGATAGGGTGGGTGAGGATGCCAATGATTACCATCAGCGGGTGGGTATGTTTGAGTTTACCCAAAGCCTCACCCATACCTTCAATGCTCTACGTCAGAGCGGTGAGCCATTGCAAGTGATAGCGCGCCCTCAGTAAAGGGCTGGATGGCGGCGAGCGATTGCATGATCTCTATTCCTAGACTCAGGCATCGCTCACCTTTACCACTCCAATCAGATATAACGCGAATGTTCCCATCCTCATCTTCAAGAATGTGGAAAGAGAACATTGCTGGGTGGTTATTCATGGGCGAAGTCTAACAGTTCTGCTGGCACATCTATATCGTCACCCAGTTTGCTTGCCACATAACAGCGCATGGCTGCGATAAGCAGGGTTTTACCTGTTGCGGTAATTTGCTGAGTATCAAAATCACGCGCTTGCCAACCCTCGGCAGCGTCATAATCTAATCCTATAATTTCGCTCTCAATAATCGCGCCGCCTTGTTCCCAATCAACGGACGGTTGAAAGTAATCCGATACTGACCTATCGTCATGCAGCGTACCCTCGCATTTAGCTACTGCCCAATCAAGTGCTGCGCCTGTAAGTTCGTTTGTTTTCATCGTCTGATCTCCTATTTAGATTGCGCCCACAGCATTTGTCCGACTAACATTTCCGCCATGTTTTCTATTTCCTCTTGTATCCATTCATCGTCGTAATCCTCGAACGGTTCCCATGCGGTAAGGTCGTCAACGTCTGCGTAAAAGTGCATTGATGCTATTGCGTGTGCGCGTTCTTTAATTTCGGCTAATGTTTTCATCGTCTGATCTCCTATACAGATTTAAAGTAATGAATCCATGCGTTGATAGTGTCCCAGTTGATGCCGATGGTTGCATCATGCCCATCCTTCATCAACTGTAAAACCTGCCGCGCCTCGTCATCCGTCAATGTCGGGTCTTGTTCCTGCACATCCTCATAACTCCAAGTGATTGAAATTTCATCTGGTAACTGTGTCATTGCGTGATCTCCTATTTATAAACAACATTCCAACCCATTGCCTTGATAACTCTTTCAACATCAGGCTCACTCTTACCAGCCAGCGTGATATGCGCTGTATTGTTTGAATGATCTACGCGCACGATTGCACCACTGCGCGGGATCGCCCATGTGCCACCATCCTTGATCATGCTGAACATTCTTTGCGTCCAGATAACCGAATTATTTAATCCATCCTTAGTGCTGATATCGTAATTCATAACACTCCCCTATAAGTAATAGGATTGTAGAATCCTATGTGTTGCATGATAAAACTCACCTATAAAATAATCAACTAAAATTTTCAGCCCGATTTGCGCTGGACTCACCTATAGCATTTTTTTAATATCCATATCCCATCCATGTCAACATGACAACACACATTGTCAAATTGAAATTAAAATGGCTGGGATGGTGCGGATTGTATAGACGTAAAAAAACCCAGCACCGATCAAGTGCTGGGTTTTTGTCTAGTCAAGAATGCGAGTACATATCATCGGCGAGGCGATAAATGTGGCTTTCAATGTCTGTATCAACCATCGAATCAATATCATCCAGCATTTGATCGATGGTGCGTAGATTGACTTGATATGGGTTTAAATGCCTTGCCATCAAAATCGGATCATCTGGATGTACATATTGGGAAACCAGATCAACCAATGGGCGATGATGCCCATATCGGGCATCTAATAGTGCATTGTAGAATTCATTAGAATCGAAATCATTAGAATAACGATCAAAACCAAAATCAAACGATTCGCGGATCGCAGGATCGCGCACTGTTGGCAGATCATCCCAGCGAATTTCAGTGCATGCTTTAGCCAATTGATTGAAATAAACGATGTTCAGTGATTCGGTTTGAGTGTGTTCTTTATCGTATCCGATGGATATATTGGTGCATTCTGGGATGATATCGACAAACTCAGCAGTGTCAGTATAAACCCCAGTATCATCATTTAAGTGCATAAGATCGAAATCGATTTCGCCAATGGCATCGCATAATGCCGATCCGAATTGATCACTACAACAGCGTCCCCATCCTTGATAAGTAATGATCGAATCGATGCCTCGCCGATCGAATGCAATGGCGCGATCGAATTGCGCTAATAATTCAGCATGATCATCGGTTAAATGCTTTGCACCAATTCCGCCTTTTTCCTCGCCTTGCGTAAATATGTAATAGGCTGGAATGCCTGAATGTATTAAGTGCATGAGCATAGCAACACCAGCACCATCATCTGCACCAAGAACATCGCCATCGGCATGCCAGTGTGATCGGGTTTTTCTGATTCGGTTTTTACCGGTTTTTTTGTGTACGGTATCAACGTGTGCGACAAATAGTGTCGTTTGATTGATATCGGTGCGCGAATCTACATGCAAATTACCAGCCTGATCAATCATCGCGCCATCGCGCAAGTGCGCTGGCAAATTGTCCCATAACCATAGCGTAAAATCGCGCGTTTGCTGGGTATCGTGTGGACGTTTGGTTGACAGTGCTTTATCCAGCACTAAGTGCAATATTGATTTTTTCATGCTACCGCCTCACTTGATTGATCGTCTATTAATGTGTAATTGCCATCGTCATCGATGACACAATCGTTTTTATGTTCGTGAGTGCCGGAATTCTCGCAATAAACAGCATAAGAGCAATCGCTGGATACATACTCGCTGCGACTATCCAGATAGATGCAATCATCCGATTTACAATGTTCTTCGATATCTACAGCATAAACGATATCATTGTCAGAAAAATAACGATCAACATACCATTCGCCATCAATTTCGGTGCAATTGTCTACATGAGTTATATATTCATTTCGATCCGCACCATAGGCACAAACATAACTAGATTCATAACAATCATTGCAGATTAAATAATCTTCGTGAATTCCTGCCCAAGCATGATTTCCTCGATCTAGATTAATTTGATCGCTGCAACATTCGCACGATGCTCGATCTTCATCGTTTTCGATTGATCCATCGGTTTGTGTGCATTCATATTCGCCATTATCCGAAATTAAAAAATACCCATTTCGAGAATCTACTCGCTGGATATTGCCGTCCAGATATGGTGCTGTCCAGCCACCATCGGGATGATCGATTTTCGCCATCCTTAAACCATCCCAGCCATTCGCGTGATCATAACCAATCGATTTAAGATACGAATTCAGCGAAATATCATTTTGCGAGTGTCCGCGATCATTGTTTACAGCACCAAACGATCGCACAAATGACATATTGGTTTTATTTACCAGTGCCCGCGCCATTACTTCATTATTTTCCAATCTAACAGCTAAACCCCAGCCGAATTCTGGCGAATAGCACCGATAAGGATGCCATTCCCCAGCAGTCCAGCAATCCCAGCGCATGCACGTTTTCGGCGATTGCGCGAGTAATTCGAGCATTTCATCCATCTGCCAGCTAATCTTAAAAGAATGATTGCCGAATTTCGCGCATATATCGCGCACGATATGGGATTGCAATTGTGGAAAATTTGCAGCCAGATATTTGTTAATGCTGGTAACAGTCTGGCGATTATCAATGCCATGTTGCACCGATCGAGTAAATGCCAATCGTGCCGGATCGCTGACAGATACGTGTGGCCATTCCAGAACTAATCGATGCCAATCCGCTGGCGATGACAACAGCACTGCTTCGCGCACCGCTGGGTGCATATCCGATCGATCTTGTTCACGAATATGCCAAGAATGTTCAAACGATGGGCGATGCCATAAAATTTGAGCCAGTGTATCCATCCAATCAAGTCGAGTTTTTCCGCAATCAGATGCCATTTTTGTCTCCAATCGTTATATCGAGGATCGATTCAAACGAAAGCCAGCCAGTTAAAAGAGAAAAAACAGCAAGCGCAATACCCATTTTCGTTGATACGTGATTCAGCGCGATCATCGCAACAGACGCACCGATCAAACAAAAACAGAATGCAGTGACGATCGCCAGCAAAATAGCGAATGTGATTTTTGTATTTGTCATTTTAATAATCCTCAAATGGTCTCTGGATGGGTGATTACGATCGAGTAACCAAGTGCTTTGATGGTTTCGATGGTGTGCGCTGGTAGAGTTTTAAACCCAGCCAATTTCGCCAGCAGCAGTGCGGTATCGCAAACCGGATAGATGGTGCGATTGCCATATTGGCTGGTAATTCGTACAGTTATTTGCATGTGATCTCCAATGATCGATTATCGGGATTGATAATCCGATAGCAGACTGAAACAATCCGCTATCAGGTATCAATCAGTCCATACGCGATTCGTAGTGAGCATTAATGCCAGCATCAACCAGCACACCAGCAAATGCTTTTGCATACGCCTCTTTTTTCTGTAGTGATTGATTGAAATCGTGAATGGATAGCGACACACCACCATAATAAGATTTATATGCGCCGTGATTGTCTTTTAGATATTTCGCAAACGCGCTATTTGCAGGTTTAACGATCACACTAGCAAAACCACAAACCCCATCATCGACAACATATTCTTGGACAGCATCGCCAGTATAGGAAACAGGATCAACCCAGCGCACGATCATTGGACGCACGATCGTTGATTCGACAGCAGCATTACCAGCAGCATGCGCGGATTGATATAGATCGGATAAATTGAGTTTCATTACAGTGATCTCCAGTGAATAGACAAGTGCAAAATGCACTTCGTGATAATGCCAGATCCATGTAATATGTGGATTGTATTTTTCTATTGCATCGTAATGAATAGACCATCCAAACCATGTGAAATGCTGGGTTTGATAGATATTCTCTATCTGTTCTGGTATATTCGCGCCATTGAATAACCAGCCAGCCAGGCAATCAGCATGAAAACACCATCACGCAAGGAATTGAAAGCAGCCATTGATCAGCAAGGTATCAGTAGAGTAATGATGACTAGGAAATCAGAGTTATCGCCTAAGATGCGTAAGTTTGCGGAGAATGTAGCAATGGGCGAAACAGGTGCAGATGCCTATCGGAAAAGTTATAACGCAACTGGAAAACCGAAAACCATCGGCGATGCAGCCAGCCGATTAAAGGCTGATTCCAGAATCATTGCGGAAATCGAGGCGTATCAACTGGCGATTGAAAGCCAGAAATACCAATCTGCTGCCAATATAAGAGCATTAGTGGTGCAATCGCTGGTGCAAGTGCTGATCGATCCAGAATCATCGCCATCCCATCGCATAAGTGCTGGGAAAGTGCTGGGCAGCATAAGTGAGATTGGCATGTTTGTGGATCGCAAAGAAATTACACATGTGCAAGCCAGCGATGACATACGCAATACGATCATGCAACAGTTAAAGACAATTGCCAGTGATTCGACAGACGTTGATATTGATGCCAATGATCTATTGCGCGATCTGATTGGTGCGGATGATGGCGCAAATGCTGGCGATTCGGGCGATGATGCTATTTTGGCATCTGGCGACCCTACCACCACCCCATGCCCCGAAGCTGAATTTGAGCCTCACCTGTGCACTTTACATACTATTCCACTCAAACAATCCCAACAAAATACAGACTCACCTATACCTAGCGAAGACCCACCGTCATATTCTCAAATTGACAATGCGGAGGGGGATATTATTTCTGACGATGATGCGTTTATAGGGTTGTATGGGAAGCTACCCCCTTGTTCGGATAAAGGAGAATAGGGTGGGGGTATATATTTTTAGAAATTCAAATAGTTATCAAACGATTACTGCGCAAATGTGCAGTAAAACATTGACAACATTATGACGGTATTACTTATAAACAGGGAGATGACGGCAAAGCGAAAAGTGATGTCGTTTCAAGAGTGTGTGGAGAAGAATATGACGCCGGCGCAGAAGGAAGTATTCTTGTGTATAGATGAGTGGTGGAAGAAGTATGGGTTTGGGCCGTCTATACGGGATATATGTAATGTAAGAGGTAAAGCTGGTATGGGGAATACGTCTGACATTATTAACCGGCTTGTGAAGATTGGCGTGCTGAAAAAGGTTAAAGGAGCTGGCAGGAGTGTAAGACCTGTATATATAAACTTCAGGACGTTGGAGTAATGCCCAAAAATAGAGGAATTTGAGCATATGACTAAAGACGAACAGTTATTACTAGAGGCGTTTAGGCTTCTCTACACCGTGTATAAGGATCAGCATGGTCATAGAAAGTATTACCGGCCTGTCAGTATTTATCCTACGCTATCGAAAATACAAAACCGATTAGATAAGACTATCAGGCAGGAATCGTTATCTATAGTAAGACAGAGACAAGAGGCTAATAGTCCGTGGACTTAAGTGAACTGATAAGCAAGCTGCCGGCGAACGAGCAGGAGAAATTACTGGAGCAGGTAAGCCAGTATAAGGATGCTGTTACTCGCGAGAAAGCGCAGAAGTCGTTTATGGCGTTCGTGCATGAAATGTGGCCTGGGTTTATACACGGCAGACATCATGCTCTTATGGCTAAGAAGTTTGAGGAGATAGCTGCTGGGAAGTTGAAGAGACTGATCATCAACATGCCGCCGCGACACACCAAATCAGAGTTTGCTAGTTACTTATTGCCGAGTTGGTTCTTAGGTAAGTACCCAGACAAGAAGGTAATCCAGACATCTAACACGGCTGAACTGGCTGTGGGATTTGGTAGGAAGGTTAGGAACTTAGTTGATAGCGACCAATACGCAAAAATCTTCCCTGGCGTCGGTCTGCGTGCGGATTCCAAGGCGGCGGGACGTTGGGCTACTAGCCACGGTGGCGATTATTTTGCTATCGGTGTTGGCGGTACTGTTACTGGTAAGGGTGCCGATCTACTAATAATAGACGATCCTCACTCGGAACAAGAAGCCAAGCTGGCTCAAGGTGATCCGGGCGTCTTTGATAATGTCTACGAGTGGTATACCTCCGGCCCGCGTCAGCGTTTACAACCTGGCGGCGCAATTATTATTGTTATGACCCGCTGGTCGGACAAAGATTTGACCGGCAAGGTGTTAAAAAGTGACGCAACAGACTGGGAAATTATAGAACTACCGGCAATTCTTCCATCTGGGAATCTAGAGGAACTGGAAGCGTTAAAAGAAGAACTTCCGGTATACAAATGGAACGCTCAGTACCAACAAAAGCCTACGGGCGAAGAAGGTGCGCTAGTAAAACGTGAATGGTGGAAGCGGTGGGATGGAGATAGAGCGCCGCCGTGTGAATTTATCATTCAAAGTTGGGATACGGCGTTCACAAAGAGTCAGCGGGCTGACTATTCTGCGTGTACAACATGGGGCGTGTTCCACAAAGACGAGAATGAGAAGGATGTAAACATCATTTTGCTCGATGCGTGGAAGGATAAGCTGGAATTTCCAGAGCTAAAGGCTAAGGCCAAGGAAATGTATGACGAATGGGAACCAGACTCCTGCATTATTGAGGCTAAAGCGGCAGGCGCGCCGTTAATATTTGAATTGAGAAGGATGGGAGTGTACGTTCAGGACTACACGCCGACGCGAGGTAACGATAAGTTCGTGCGTTTGAACAGCGTGACGGACTTATTTTCATCCGGTAAAGTGTGGGCACCTGAGACTCGGTGGGCAGACGAGGTAATCGAGGAGATGGCAAGGTTTCCGAACGCAGAACACGATGACTTGGTGGATAGTTCTGTACAAGCATTAATGCGATTTCGGCAGGGCGGATTTTTGCG